CGACACCTTTTGGGTGTCACGGCCCTGGGGCTGTTGCCGAGGGTGAAAAAGGTCAGCAGAAATGGGATTTCGATGCCATACCTGGTATCGATGGGGAAATATATTCTTATTTCCCTCGCGACTTTCACGATGCGCTTCAATGCGCCTCGGATCCTCGCTTAGCAAACGCTATCGAGAATAGTGATGTTCTCGTTAGTCGTTGCAGCAGACTAGCTATCGTTCCGAAAGATTTTCGGGGCCATAGGTTAATCTGTATCGAACCCAAAGAGCTTCAATTTGCTCAACAGGGTTTGATGCGTGTTATTTATAAAATAACACATTCCCACTGGCTGACTCGTCGCTCAATAAACTTCAACAATCAGGAGCACTCTCAGCGATTGGCGAGGAATTTATCCTTTGCAACAATCGATCTGAAAGACGCGAGCGATTGCATAAGTTTAGAGATAGCGAGGCTATTGCTTCCGCGACGATTCTTCAAACTCATCACCAAGTATCGCTCTTCGCACGTAGAGATTAATGGAGAAATCCATCGTCTACGCTGCTTAGCGACAATGGGAAGTGGCCTTTGCTTTCCTTTGGAGACGCTCATCTTCTGGGCTATCTCACTTGGAGCAATGTTGGCACATGATGGAATCGCCGCAGGTGCGGCTGGTTTCCTGACATGGGCTAGCAGATATCGCCTCCGTGTGTTTGGGGACGATATTATCGTACCCGCTTCCCAAGCGGGGCACGTGGTTGAGGCTTTGGAGAACTTTGGTCTTGTGGTCAATCAGGGAAAAACCTGTATTGACACTTTATCACGAGAGGCCTGCGGCGCCTGGTATTATAACCAAGACGACGTCAGAATCCTTCGTTTCAAGACCAGCCGAACAATCCGGCCTGAGAGCTGGCTTGGTCTCCTCTCCCAGTTAGCGGAGATGCGAGATATGGGTTTTAAACAAACCTTTCAAGCCATCCGACAAGCTGTTGTAGACCCAATGCCACCCAACGCCTCAAAACGTTGGCAGCGTAGAGTCGGGTCAGCTTTACACACCTCTTTCTATCGCTACAATGTCGTATTGCAGCGGTTGGAATTTTGGATGCCTGTAGACGTGAGTCTACAGAGAGCTCTTCCCCTTCAAGGTGTTGATGGGCTTTATGCCCACTTCACCTCTCAGGCTACGAACTCACTCCGCCTTGAGGATCCACGCGAAGTGGAATGGCGGTGGGTCCCGATCGTTCCCGCAATGGGAATCTAAAGGGACAAGCTGGGGGGCCCGCAAGGGCTCTGGCCTTTTTTTGGCCTGGCG